ATTATAGATAATACTCCAGGCGCACCAAACTATACGTTGGCAGGTAATGAGTTAAATGACATTAAACAAGGACAACCAGGAGTTAGCTATCAGTTTATAACAAACGGACTAGCTAATACAGGATATCGATTTAAATCATCCGCTCCTTTTACTGCGATTAATCCAGGAGGAATATTTACAGTAGATGGAACTGAAACTCAGACATTAACAGGTGAGATAGAGTTAGTACCAATTACTCCTAACCCCCCAATATGGACATCTACAGACCCTGTAGCTGCAGGCACATATCCTAACTTAGAAGCAGGAGATACTTGGACATATAACTGGACAACAAGTGATGATAATACACCATGTGCAGATTTAGATTATGTTATTACAGTAGATGGGGTAGAGATATTCCCTGCTGCAGGAGCTAGTTGGTTAACTTTTACAGACAATGGCGATTGCACAGGAACGCTAACAGGAACATATCCTGGAGGAAGTATTGATGTAGTGATGACAGTAACAGATAATGATGGATTATCAGCAACTCAAGATTTTACAATATCAGGATTAACAGTAACAGGAGATACTTTCTTCCAATTTTGGAGTGATACTAGTGGGTCTATGGACTCTACAGTAGAAGTGACATCTCAGATAGCTAGTGTTCCAGTTGTAAAAACAGAAGCTGCTAACTCATTTAATACTAGTGGTAGCACACAAATTTCCATAGGCGTTACCTTGAGTCCGTTACCTAATGGTATGGGTAAAGTTTCTGAAGGAGCAAGAAAGTCATACTTATGTATTGTAGATGGTATGGAAGTTGTACATCCTTCAATACCTTCAGGAACTTTCGCTGAGTTTTTTGCACAATCTGGACTTGAGAGGATATATAACCTTGTTACATCTACAGGAGCTTCAGTTCAATTAACTTCAAGTATAACATATAGGGATTCAATTACTTTTAATCTAACAGACGCTCAGAAATCTGCTGATTATGCAAATACAAAAAATTTAAGAAACTTACTTCAAGATTTCTATGCAACAGGAGGAACTGAAGCAAGTGGAAATACAGACAGAGCTACTAATGGTAGTGATGCTTATGATTCCAGAATATACTGGTGTAATGACATAGCGGAAAGACAAATAGGATTCCTTGCAAACCGAGGCTTGGGAGACACTATAGATGCAAATGGATATTATCCAAATGCAGATACTGTAGTTATGTTTGCGTTTGGTGATGAATCAATAAGTAGTTATAATATGCAGAATCAAGTACCTGGTGCAGGTATTGATAACCCTTGGACAAATAGAGATAATACTACAAATGCTAACTTAGTAGCTGATATAGCTGCTGTTAGAAGCTTTATTTCTACACTTGAAACTGCAGCAGGAACTACTAATATTTATAGGTCTAAGTTTTTTCATCCTTACCCTTACCTCCTTCCCGATTCAACGCTATTACCTTTAGTATCACCTAATGGAATGCTAGCCGCAAATAATTTTACTAACCCTCCAGTTAGTAATAGTTATGATGCAGGAGAACCAGGAAGACCGTCTAGTATACCTGCTAATGCATATTCTAATATAACTATGTTAAATGATTACACGACAAGCACTCCACGAAGAATGTATTGGTCAGAAGATTTAGAACATAACCCTGCAGACCCTGAGCAGTATTGGTACGACCAAATAAAAGATGCTTTAGTGGCAATGGGCTTTAATGTATAATTAAATTAAATAAATAATGGATATAAGAAAAATATCTGTCGGTGCAGATTATAAGTCTAGTGCTATGCACTACATAGTAAATCAAGAGATTTTTAATGGAAGTTATCGTATTCATTTAATAAAGCATATAAACGAAAGCAACTCTATAAAAGTTTGGATTGAAAACAAACAAGCAGAAATATTTCTTTGGAAAGAATTTAATTCTAATATGCCTATATCAATTGAATATAATATAAATTTTGAATGAAATCACCTTTTTATTTCATTGTAAAACCATGCAATGACAAAAGGTATGATAACACAAAAAAAATTGGAAATGTTAATTTTATAACAAGCACATCCAAAGAAGATCATACCGCATCAAATAGATACGCAGAAGTTGTATCAGTTCCTATAAACTACAAAGGAGAAATATCTTCTGGAGATATACTTTTAGTTCATCATAATGTTTTTAAATATTATAATGACATGAAAGGAAAAGAAAGAAGTGGTAAGAGTTTTTTTAAAGACGATTTGTTTTTTATAGACTTTGACCAATTTTATATGTATAAACATAACAACAAATGGTTATGTCATTCAAAGTATTGTATGGTAAAACCTATACCTAAAGAACAAAAGTACTTAAAGACTCATCAAGATGAAGAGCCATTAGTAGGTATAATTAAATATTCAAATAAAATTCTTACAGAAAAAGGTATTGTTGAAGGAACTAAAGTTTCGTTTCAACCAGATAGTGAATATGAATTTACTGTAGACGATGAAAAACTTTATAGAATGTTTGATAAAAACATAACATTAGTATTATGAATAATACTGAATTAAAATTAGAAATAATAAAAGCAGGTAAAAAAGCTGTAAAAGAACTTATAAAAGTTGCTAATGAAGGTATATTAAAAAAAGACCTAGATGGACTAGCTCCTGATATAGCAGCAGATAGATTAAAAAATGCAGCGGCATCTAAAAAGCTTGCAATATTTGATGCTTTTGAAATCTTAACAAAGATTGAAGAAGAAAATAATATGATAGACATTAATAAAAAAGAAAGTAAAGCATCTTCATTTAAAGGATTTGCTGAAGGTAGATCAAAATAATGTACGAACAAACTTTATATAAAATACTAGATGATATTATACCTGAAAAGGAATTAAAGTCTAATAATAAAAAAAAGGCTTGGGTATATGGATATAATAAAGAATATGATATTGTTGTTATATCAAAAGATGGTACAATTGGTGAAGTTTATGAAATACAAAATTTAAAGATTGCATTACCAAAACAAAAAAATGTTTATCGTTTTAATAAAAATCATTGGGGTCAAATAGAATATCCTAAAGAACTAAGTAAAATAAAAAGTGTTTTTGATTGGGATAAATATCCAGATAATTTTAAGGAAAAGTGGTATGACTATATTGACAAAGAGTTTGAAAGAAGGGAAGAAGGCTTTTGGTTTAATAACAAAAACAATCCTACTTACATCACTGGTTCTCATTACATGTACTTGCGGTGGACAAAAATTGATGTTGGGCAGCCAAACTTTAGGGAATCAAACAGATTATTCTTTATATTCTGGGAAGCTTGCAAAGCAGACTCAAGAAGCTATGGAATGTGTTACCTTAAAAACAGACGATCAGGATTTAGTTTTATGTCATCATCAGAATTGGTTCATCTTGCAACCACATCAAAAGATTCACGTTATGGAATTTTATCCAAAACAGGTTCTGATGCAAAAAAAATGTTTACAGACAAAGTTGTTCCCATATCGCTCAATTATCCGTTTTTCTTCAAGCCAATTCAAGATGGAATGGATAGGCCAAAAACGGAGCTTGCGTATAGAGTTCCTGCGTCAAAACTTACAAGAAAAAAACTTGATGCAAATGAATCTATCAAAGAGCTTGAAGGATTAGATACTACTATTGATTGGAAAAACACAGGGGACAACTCGTATGATGGAGAAAAGTTAAAATTACTAGCTCACGATGAAAGTGGTAAATGGGAAAGACCTGATAACATACTAAATAATTGGAGAGTTACAAAAACTTGTCTTAGATTAGGAAGTAGAGTTATAGGAAAATGTATGATGGGAAGTACATCTAATTCTATTGAAAAAGGTGGTGGTAATTTTAAAAAATTATACTCAGATTCTAACGTAAAAAAAAGGAATAGAAATGGACAAACTAAATCAGGTTTATATTCATTGTTTATACCTATGGAATGGAATTATGAGGGTTTTATTGATATTTATGGTCATCCTGTATTTGATGTTCCAGAAAAAGAAATAGAAGGTCCATTTGGAGATATTATAGACCAGGGCGTTATAGAGCATTGGACTAACGAAGTAGATGGATTGAAGTCAGATCCTGATGGATTAAATGAATATTATAGACAATTTCCTAGAACAGAGTCTCATGCATTTAGAGATGAAAGCAAACAATCATTATTTAATCTTCAAAAATTATATCAACAAATAGATTACAATGATTCTTTAATAAAAGATAGAGTTGTTACAAGGGGTTCTTTTAGTTGGAATAATGGAATAAAAGATACTACAGTTATTTTTACTCCCAATAATTCAGGAAGATTTTATGTTTCTTGGACTCCTAATAAAAATTTACAAAACAATTATTATTTTAAGAATGGAATTAAATATCCTGGCAATGAACACATGGGTGCTTTTGGATGTGATAGTTACGACATTAGCGGTACTGTTGGTGGCGGTGGAAGTAACGGTGCTTTACATGGAATGACTAAGTTTCACATGGATGAAGGTCCTACAAACCATTTTTTTTTAGAATATATAGCAAGACCACAAACAGCAGAAATATTTTTTGAAGATGTATTAATGGCTTGCGTTTTTTATGGAATGCCAATTTTAATAGAAAACAATAAACCTAGATTATTATATCATTTTAAGAATAGAGGATATAGAGGGTATAGTATGAATAGGCCTGATAGACAGTATAATAAATTATCAAAAACAGAAAAAGAATTAGGAGGAATGCCTAATAGTTCTGAAGATATTAAACAAGCTCATGCAGCTGCTATAGAATCTTATATTGAAAAACATGTAGGATTTGATTTATCTGGAGCTTTTAGAGGTGAAGATGAAATAGGTTCTATGTATTTTACAAGAACATTAACAGATTGGGCAAGATTTAATATTAATAACAGAACAAAGTTTGATGCTTCTATTAGTTCAGGTTTAGCTATAATGGCTACACAAAAAAACCTATATCAGCCCATTAAAAAGAAATCAAAAATAAAACTTAACTTTGCAAGATATGACAATAAGGGAAGTTATAGCCAAATCATACAATAAATGGAGGATGTAAAAATTTCATTAAACCCAACAGGATTTCCTAGTCAATTTGTTTCTGACTCAGAAAAAAAATCTTATGAGTTCGGTTTACAAATAGGCCAGGCTATTCAATACGAATGGTTTAGAAAAGATGGTCGTCAAAGTAGATTTTATAGTCAATGGGCAGAGTTTCATAGATTACGATTGTATGCTCGTGGAGAACAATCTATACAAAAATATAAAAATGAATTAGCTATTGATGGAGATTTAAGTTATTTAAATCTTGACTGGACTCCTGTTCCTATTATTCCAAAATTTGTTGATATAGTAGTTAATGGAATGGCTGATAGAATATTTAAAGTAAATGCTTATGCTCAGGATAGCATGTCTTTAGATAAAAGAAGTGAATATCAAAAACAACTTCAAAAAGATATGTTAGCTAAGCCTGTAATGAAACAGGTTCAACAAGATTTAGGAATAAATACTTTTGCTACATCAGAAGAAGATGTGCCTAATAGTTCTGAAGAACTAGCTTTGCACATGCAACTTAAATATAAGCCTTCAATAGAAATAGCTGAAGAAGAAGCTATAAATACAGTTTTATCTGAAAACAGGTAT